GACTGAGCCAACTAAGATTGAGGGTATGGGTTATCTTGAGCGAGATGCAAAAGGTTCAGTAAAGGGTAGAGGACGTAAGTGGTTTATTCACCAATGCTTGTTTGGGGATCGTTCTGATTGTTATATCCCTTATGAACTATCAGGGCAAAAGTTTGGCGAGAAGAAATCTTATGACCTTCTGAAAGACTTGCAAACAGATAAAGAGTGCTGGCAAGTGATGTATGCCACTTACAAAGGCTGGTATCCGCAAGACTTTGAATATCGAGCATGGAATGGTGAGATAGTAAAGGGGAATGCTCTACAACAAATGCAACTCTATATTGATTGCGCACATATGCGCCGATGGTCAGCTCCAGCACCAGACAGAGTTATTGTGGAAAATGTATTAGATAAACTAGGAGTACAATATTGACTAAGAGAATGGAACCGTGGGAAAGCCCCAACAGTCCGTGGAAAAACTCCACCCAGTTCTTCACCTATTTACGTGGATGCCTCCGAAAAGCATGGTCTAGACATCCCACAAGGATTGCTGTAGTCAACAAGAATCGTAAGCAAATTGACAACCCAGGAAAGGGATACAAGAAGACAGTGTGGGGGTTTGAATGCTGTCTGTGTCACAAGGAGTACACAATCAAAGAGGCTCAAGTAGATCACATTGTCCCGGCTGGCTCGCTACAGAAGACCTCAGATATTCAAGGTTTCGTGGAACGTCTGCTATACGTCACTGAGGATGACCTGAGGCTTGTATGCAAAGGGTGTAACTCTGCGCTTGCATATCATGACAAGCAAGGTGTATCCTTCGAGCTAGCCGTAGCCACAAAGAAAGCAATCCAAATGGAAAAGGACAAAACAATCCTTGCATTCCTGCAAGAACGAGCTATAATTCCCGAGAAGAATAGCAAGGCCCGTAGGAAACAAGTGGTAGATGTTCTGCTAGCAGAAAGTATTCTAATGTCTGAGGAGAAATAAAATGGCTAAAGTAAAATCTAATATTACGCTTGGTGATGTTCTTGAGGGTGAAGTCTACCTCGTAGATCAGTTCAACTGTGAAGGCGCTACTATCATTGATTCAGTGGACGAGTATTTCCAACTATATGATGGTGAATATGAGGTAATTGAAGAATGAATAAGCTCTACCGCCCAACACAGCATTACATCACTCTCTTTGATCCTTATTGGAGTGGAACAGTGGCACTATTCATCCAAACTTGCCTAGTATTCCAGCGGACCATCTAATCTAAAATGAAAGCTGAAATAGCTAGTACAATTATTTCTTTAGTCTCCCTTGTTGACATCCAGCAAGGGAAGGAATATTCTGTACTTGGTAAATACGGAGCTAATCACATTACTATCTTAGATGATAATATGTGTGAGAGATTATTAGCTCATTATGAATATATTGATGCAGAGAAAGGATAGAAATGAAAGTTAAATGTCTAGTAACTGAAAAAGATGTTAAGGCTGGTGAAATTTATGAGGTTCACCGACAAGCTCTTCATCCAACAAGTATCTATGTTACTGATGACAAAGGTGAGGAGTGGTACTTAATCTCTAGCGAATACGAGGTAGTAGATGAGCCAGTCTAACGTAGTTCAAATGTTCAGCAAACCTAACATTCCAAGTGCAATGTCCGATAATCATTGCACAGATGAGCTATCTTCTTGGAAAGAAAAGAATGCTATCATCTCTAATGGCTTCCATAAAGAGAGTGTATTCCAGAAGCAACGTACATTGGATGCTGTTCTTGCTATGAATGAAGAGCTTGTGGAGCTTGTACTTAAGTTGAAAGGAGAGAACAAGTGCTAACAGATAAAGCATTTAAGTGTAGTGTACTAGCCTTACTTTGGTTGGTCGTGTTGACAATCAGCGCCTCTAGTGTTACGGTTATTGGTGGGGCATTCATGGTGTTTGTATATTCCACAATAGGGATTTATTACTCGTTCAAAGAACAGAAGGAAGAGAAAGTATGAGTGTAGCTGTGTATTTTGAGACAGAGAAGTATATGCACCTTATCCCTGTAGATAAGGAAGACCAGTTAGAGGACTGTATTTACATGGAACTACAGCATCACTTTAGTAGTCCACCAACTAAGTTTAATATTATTGGGAAAGTATTTGTTGTACCTTCCGAAGATCCTCTGGTGGAGAGTGAGCGTCTTCAAGAGAAAGTGATGGGTATTATCAATAAATTTAAAGGGGAGAATGAGAGCGTATGAAACACCTAATCGTAGCAGGTGAAAATGAAGGCATCAGTTGAGAGAATCTGCAAGAACTGCGAACAACCTTTTACAAGAATAGTAAGAGCAGCACAGACTTATTGCTCTGCTGCTTGCCGAAAATCTTACTGGAACAAGGTTACATTTGCATCCGGCAGGACTAGTGAAAAGCATAATGAACGCCCTGATAAAATGATGCTTCGTTCAGCAAAGCACCGAGCCAAGAAGAAAGGTTTACCCTTCAATATAGATCTATCAGATATTGTTATTCCGAAGGTCTGCCCTGTTCTTGGTATTGAACTTAAAGCAAACGCCGGCAATGGTGGTGTTAGTAGAGGATCACCGTCTCTGGATAGAATCATACCCTCACTAGGTTATGTAAAGGGTAATGTTCAAGTAATTAGCAATGCTACAAACTTATTAAAGGGTGATTCAACATCAGACGAGATGCTTCTGTTTGCTGGCTGGGTTATCAAAACTTACTCAAAAGAGGGAACAAAATGACCCAGAGTATTCTAGTAATTCCAGATGCCCAGGTAAAAGAAGGCGTAGATATTGAACATCTTAAATGGTGCGGTGAGTACCTTGTAGAAAAGAAACCAGATACCGTAGTATGCTTGGGCGACTTTTGGGACTTTGAAAGTCTATCCTTCTATGACAAGGGTACATTATCCTTTGAAGGTCGCCGCCTGATTAAAGATATTGAAGTTGGTAAGCAAGCTATGGAGCTTTTGCTTAAGCCTCTAAAAGAACTTCAAGCTAAACAACGAGCAAACAAGAAAAAGGTTTATGAACCACGCCTTGTGTTTACTTTGGGCAATCACTGCGAGCGACTGATGCGCGTACCTAAAAGCTCTCCAGAGTTTTCAGGGTTTATTGGGTATGAACTCTTGGGACTTGAAGCTCATGGCTGGGAGGTTTACGATTTTCTTTTGCCTGTAGAGATTGAGGGTATTTACTTTGTACACTTCTTAGCCAACCCTATGACGGGCAAACCTTACGGTGGCACGGCTACAAGCATGCTTAAGAACGTAGGTAAGAGCTTTGTCCAAGGCCACAAACAAACACTAGATATTGCTGTACGGCCAACCATCGATGGTAAGATGCAAATCGGGATTATTGCTGGTGCATTCTACCAGCACGAAGAAGTTTACAAGGGATATCTCGGTAACAATCACTGGCGTGGTATGGTTATGCTAAATAATGCTAAGGATGGCTATGCAGACCCCTGCTTTATTTCTATTGATTATCTTAAGAAGAAGTATCAGAATAAATAAAGGAAACCAAACATGAGCATCCACAACCGAGCAGTAGAAGCCTATCGCTTCCAGATTGAGAAAGCCTTTAAAGATAGTTCTCAGCCAAAGACAGTACAAGGGTTGTTTGATTTCCTCTGTGACGACGAGGAACGAGGAGACTTTATCGTCTATCATTATGATGATATTTACCACGAAAAGACCACCATAAAACAACGATTGAACCGAATGTGGATTATGCCCTTATATCTGTGTATAGCGCCTTTTAAGTGGCTAATCACTGGTACAATGGGGCTGAATACACACACTAAATTAGCTAAGTGGGTGGCGAAAGCTACGGGACTATAGTAGAATGCTGATGAAATACACCCAGGGTATGACATATGTCTCAATCACGTAGACAATCATTAATAGAAGTGGCAGCGAATACAAGCATAGGTATGGCAGGCTCATGGATCTTGACAATGGGTTGCCTTACATTATTCACCACGCCTATAGGTATTGCCACTTCCACGACAATCCTGTGTACAGTATGGAGTCTTGGGAGAGGATACTTTGTACGTAGGCATTTCAACAATAGACAAAAGGAGAAAGTAAATTGACAGAATATAAAGTTGGAGATAAGTTGCAAGTATTAGTTAATACCTACGATATTGTGGGTGACCCTGCCAATAACCGAGTTCGTCGTTGTGATGTATTGGATATTGTAGAGTTTTTACCCGAAGAAGATGCAGGATATTGGATTAGTCCTCGTGGGGTCGAGATTGGAACATTAGAAGGCCTCACGCAAGAGGAGTTTAATGGGGACTTTATGCTTGTGGTGGGAGAGGAAGACACAAAAGAAGTTATCACTCCTTGCACACGCAACCCTGAAACTGGTAATCTTACATTTGGTGATTTATATAAAGACACTATTACACCTCAAGAAGTTGATGGTGGTATTGCTCGCCCTATTCTCTCCGAGCGTAAAGTGGGTAAAGTGCCCGTTCATATGGTGATCGAGGGCTTCCCTCGTGCATTACGAGAAGTGAGTAAAGTGTTAGGTTGGGCAGCAGACGCTAAACAGTACAAACTACATGATTGGAAGAACCTTCCTGACGCTGATGTAGAGTTTCCATCTGCCGGTTATCGACACATGTTTGATAATAGTGAAATGAAAGCAGATGGTATTCCTGCTATTGAACGTGTAGATCATGAATCCCGTAAGCTACACTTGGCACACGAGATTTTTAACAAGTTGGCAGAACTTGAGCTGGTATTGACTGGAGTAATTAAATGAGCATGACAGAAGCTGTACGTCAAGCTAAACGTATTCATATTCTTGACGAAGTAAAACAGGAACAAGAACGTCAGGTTGAAAAGTGGGGCATTCGTACACAGCCTGACTACTCTGAAAATGATTGCTATTTTGACTCTGTAGAGATTAGGGATCTTGCTTATACCTTAAAATGGCGTTGTAATACAAATGCAAAAGATGATACTATTTCTTGGACAGATATCTTTACAGAAGAAGTGTTTGAAGCATTAGACGAAGCAGCGAATGGGAATACACAGCTCCTGAGAGAAGAGCTTATTCAAGTGGCTGCTGTATGTGCCTCTTGGATTGAAGATATTGATACACGTAATAAATAAAGATTGAAAGAAATAGGAAACTCTGATATAATGCTCGTCCAAGATGAGAGTTTCCTTTAATAAATAATAGGAGAGAATGTGAGTAAGCAAGAACAAGCAGTAGAGTTGAACCAAGAGTTTCTGTCATTCATTAAGGCCCGATTGATTGGTATCACAACCCCAGTTGTTGACTTCATTCCAGACAGCGAGGGTATTCTAAGTTATGCAGCACGAGTAAGCAGTCCTCAGAATCAAGATAACTTTGAGACAGCTAATAAACTTCTTGCTTATTGTGTTCGTCAGAAACATTGGTCTGTCTTTGATATGGTGAACGTTGTTGTAGAAGTAGAAGTTCCACGGGATATTGCACGTCAGTTGCTGCGACATTCCTCTATGAAGTTTCAGGAGTTCAGCCAAAGGTACGCAACAGCCCAAGAGTTTGTAATTCGTGAAGCTCGTATGCAAGACGACAAGAACCGGCAGAATAGTTTTAAATGTGAAGACGATAGGCTGCAAGAGGAGTGGACAATTCGTCAACAAGCAGTTATTGACATGATCAAATATCATTATGATTGGGCTATTGATAAAAAGATTGCTAAAGAGTGTGCTCGTGTTATTCTTCCAGAAGGTAACACAATGAGCTATTTGTATGCTAACATGACAGTTCGCCAGCTTATCACATATCTTGCTGTGCGGGATGATATCGGAGTGACACAGCTTGAGCATGTAGACTTGGCTCGTAAGATCCGAAATGTATGTATGGATAAACTACCAAGTATTGAGGGGCTTGTATGAGTAACGAAATTAGCAACAAACCAGAAGCCTACCTCTTTGATCAATACTTGTCTTTCCTGGACTTGGAATATCACAAAGATTGGGAAGCAGCGTGGGCGGGACAAGACGAGAAATTGTTTGAACAAGTGCTACATGAAATGGGTGCCGATCTTAGTACAGGTTGGGAGATTACAGATTGTTTGCACCGTAGTCGGTTTAGCCAAAAAGTGGATCGTGGACCTCGTGTAGTGTTCAAGGAAAGAGTGGATGATTATTGGATTCGTAATGGTATGGCTGTAGAAGATATGGTACGATCAACAAAGAGTGAGATTAGCCGTGTTGGTTGTATGTTAGCTTTGAACAACATCCATAACGTAGCAGAAGCAACACAAGCTAAAATGATGAACAATGTATCTAATGTAAATATTGCTTGTAAGGAGTAGTAAGAGGAAGTCTTAGTATATGACAAAAGAAAGTTTTAATTATCCAAAGAATAGGAAGAGTAGAGCACGAGACTTGACTGGGAGGAAGTTTAGTCTTTTGACAGTGATCTCACGCAAAGAAGAAAGGAATGAGAATAAAGATGTAGTATGGGACTGTTTATGTGAGTGCGGCAAGACAACTACTGTAAGCTCCAGAAGTCTCGTGCATAACCAGACAAAATCCTGTGGTTGTATTAGAAAGTATAATCATAGGACAAAGGGTGGTGCAAGTTTACATCCGCTATGGGGAATCTACAATCAAATGGTTTCCAGATGTCATAACGAGAAACACCCCTCATACTTCAACTATGGCTCAAGAGGGATTATTGTTTGTTCACGTTGGAGAGAATCAGCTTTCAATTTCTACGAGGATATGGGAGAATGTCCTCCCGATATGTCTCTAGAGAGGATTAACAATAATTTAGGCTATAGTCCAGAAAATTGTAAATGGGAAACAAAGTCAAGACAGCAGTATAACCAAAGAATGGACCCTAATAATACCTCTGGTCGCACCGGAGTTTATTGGAGAAAAGACAGAGAGAAGTGGTTTGCACAGATTGACTTTGAAAGAAAGACTGTCAGACTGGGCCATTTTGTTAATTATGAAGATGCCTGCAAAGCAAGGGCGGAAGCTGAACTAAAGTATTTTGGATTTATTAAGGAGTAATGCGTGTCAAAGCATCTAAGTCAGATTGAAACACCAACAGATTCATATGTAGTACACTATCCCTGGGCTGCTGATATGGCAATTCAGCAACAATCCCTGTTCTGGCCTGCTGAAGAATTAGGTGTAGAAGATGACGAACAAGATTTCCGAACTAATCTAACAGAGGGTGAGCTGCATGGTATCCTCACTGCTCAGTCTATTCTCACTCAATACGAGCTAATGATTGGTGGTGATGAGTTATGGGGTGGTAAGATCGCAAAGCTGTTCCCGCGCCCTGAGATTCAACGCATGGCTGCATGCTTTGCTAACGTAGAACTTGGTTCTCATGCTCCGTTCTATGATCTTGGTAACAAGGTACTGGGTAAGGCAACAGACGAGTTTTACACTAGCTGGAAGCTCGATCCAATCCTAGCTGATCGTATGGCTTTTATCAGCGAGTGTGCAGGTAGTAATGATGCTCTGGAGGTTACAGCAGCACTTGCATTCCTAGAGGGTGCAATTCTGTTCTCTATTTTTGGTTACTTTAAAGGTTTTAATAGTCGTGGTTATAATCTGATTCCACATTTCGTGAGTGGTATTGATGGTAGTACTAAGGATGAGAATTTCCACTCTATTGCATCGGCTAACTTGTTTAATCAATGTAAATCAGAACGTAAGGAATTGGGGAACCATAGCACACGCCGTGATAATATTCTGAATGCAAAGATTGATAAAATTACCAACGATGTTTATAATCATGAGCTGTTGATTATTCGTAAGATGTTTGAGGTTGGCACAAACCGAGTAGTTAAAGAACAAGAGTGCATTGAGTTCCTTGAGGATCGTCTTGATATTGTCCGTAAACGGCTTGGTCGTCCTCCCATGTTTTCCCGTGGTAAGCAAGGTGTGATTAGTGGTTGGTTCTATCAACAACTTTCCACGGTAAAGGTTCCAGACTTCTTTGCAGCTACACAATTGCAGTACACACGTAACTGGTCTAAGGCTAAGCTTGGTTTCAAGAAGGAGTTGGTTTGATGTTGATTGAAGATTTTGTTGGTGATCTACAAGAGGAAGAGCTACAAAAGTTTGAGCAGTTCAGTAAGGAACGAAAAGAACTACAAGCTAAAGGTTGGTTGCCGGATTGGTACACTACCCAAGGTTTTCAAATGTTTAAGGAGAAGTATGCTTACCCTGGAGAACAAGCCGTACTAGGTCGTCACCGTAAGATTGCACAGACACTTGCTAAGCATATGAAAGGTCGTGAAGCTGAGTGGGAAGAGAAGTTCTTCAACGAGATGTGGGATGGCATACTGTCTCCATCTTCTCCGGCTCTAGCTAACACAGGCACCAAGCGAGGAATGATGGTTGCCTGTTCTGGTCAAGTGATTGGGGATAGTATTGAAGAATTTTATGATGGTATGAAGGAGACAGCACTACTCTCCAAGCAAGGTTTTGGTACAAGTGCTAACTTTAGCCATATCCGACCGCGAGGTACTAAGATTTCAACTGGCGGCAAGGCCAACGGGGCTGTTGAGGTTATCAACGACTACTTCAACACTGTATCCAAGGTTAGCCAAGGTGGCGCCCGCCGGGGGAGTATTGGTGCATACCTTGATATTGAGCATGGCGACTGGGATGAGGCTTGTGACTCTCTTGCACATGATCACAATGGCAAAAACTATGGTTGGATTATTAAAGACAGCTTCATTGAACTTCTGAAGAAGGATGATCCAGAGGCAAACCGTAAGTGGGTTAAAGCTGTCTATACCAAACTGATTACAGGTAAGGGATATCTGTTCAAAGTAGATGTAGCTAACCGTCATCGCCCTAAGATGTACAAGGACTGGGGTCTGTTTATTGAGGCATCAAACCTTTGCAGTGAAGTCATGCTACATAGCTCTGAGCTGTTGACGTATTCGTGCATCTTGGCGAGTCAGAACTTGGTACATTGGGACGTAATGCCTGAGCGTGAGTCGGTGTTTATTGCTACTGTGTTTCTAGATTGTTTGTGTTCGGAGTTTATTGAACGATCTGCCGAGATTGTTGGTCTAGATAAGGTACGAGAATTTACAATCCGTGGGCGTGCAACGGGGTTAGGAGTTATGGGCTATCACACATACCTACAAATGAATAAGATCCCCTATATCAGCCTAGAGGCTCAGTTCCTTAGTACTCGTATTGCTAAGCATTTGGACAGTGAATCCCTGCGTGCAAGTCAGTGGCTAGCACAAGAGTATGGAAGTCCTTTGTGGTGTGAAGGTTATGGTGTTCGCAATACACACCGTATCGCTTATGCTCCTACCAAGACTTCTAGTTTGCTTATGGGTGGGGTTAGTGAATCTTGGTTCCCTGATCCTGGGATGGTATTTGATGCTGGTTCAAGTGTTGGAGAGCTTCGCCGTATCCCTCCAGTGTTCTATCAGTTCATGAAGGACAAAGGTGTCTACACAGAAGAGGTTGTTAACGACATTATTGATCACCTCGGTTCTATTCAACATGTAGATTGGGCCACAGAAGAAGAGAAGCTGGTGTACCTCAATGCTTTTGAGATGGACCAGCAGATTCTATTGCGGCATGCAAGCCAACGACAACCCTACACATGCCAGGGTCAGAGTCTGAACTTCTATGTGCCTGAAGATGGTAGCGAGGATCTGATTGCCACGTTACTAACTATGGTCTTGCTGGATGAGAACATTTTGAGTCAATACTATATCTATTCTCGTAGCGGTGTGGTAGTGAAGGATGAATGTATAGCTTGCGCTGCATAGAAAATAACCCTTGAATCCCCTCCAAAATCCTCTAGAATGGATAACAAGAGGGGAGGATAAGCCTTCCTAATAGGAGAAACAAAATGTCTAAGTATGCTCTCGCTGAATCTCTGATCAAAGCCATTATCATGGAACATGGTGCTCAAGGGTTGGCTGTAGCTCTGAACAATGCTTGTGTTCATGGGGATGTATTCCTTGAGGCTGATCTGTTCTTAGGTAATGACGACAGCATCCTCCAAGACTGGTTCAAAGGTATTGAACACCTAGCCAAAGTAGCTAAGAAAATCAAGTAATATCCCTAGCCCCGCAATGCGGGGCTTTCTTTTGTCTAGAGAAAACTGTTTGACAGATCTTATTGGTGGCTATACACTCCGCATATCAAT